GCTATTGCCAACGATTTGGCCGTGTATGCACGCAAATACCCGATTGAGTACGTCCTTTACTCAAGGCGTACAGCTGGGGCAGTTGCATCGCGACTAGCACCCGCCGGAATCCCTATCTTTGACATGGACGCGGCCTACCCACAAGCTTGTGACGAAATGTTGGGCGCAATCAATAGCGGTCGTCTGCATTACAAACCAAATCCGGAATTGACTGCGCAAATGTTGTCAGCCGTTCAGCTGCGTCGTGGCGATGGCGGTTGGGTTATTGGCAGGCGTGCCAGCGCGACGGCCGTTTGTGCCAGCGTTGCGACCGCGCTTGTAACGCATTTTGCGACACGCCCAGAGACAGACCTTGACATTATGGTGGGCTAACTAGTACAGCCAGCCTAAAATTTGGGCATGGGTTTATTCAATGTGTTATTTCCACAAGTCGAGGCCGCTAAACCTCAACTAGAGGTTGACGCTGCCAGCGTTGCACCTTATTACACAGAAACGTCGCCATTTTTCTTTGCGGGTATTACACAAGCTACACGCGCAGAAGCCGTAAGCATCCCAGCGGTTGCACGTTCAATTGGAATTATTCAAACAATTGCATCATTGCCAATGCACGTGCGCAATGTTGCAACTGGTGAAAAAGTACAAGCACCGCGCGTTATCAATCAGCCCGACCCACGCATTGCCGGAAGTGTGTTTTGGTCATGGTTGATTTCAGACCTCATCCTTCACCCTAGCGCGTATGCGTATGTCACAGAGCGATATGCAGACACCGGAAGAATTAGAGCAATGGAGCGCATTGCACCGGAGCGCGTATCTATTCAAACCGATGGCATGGGATTTGAAATTGTTGCTTATCAAATCGATGGCAGTTTTGTTGACCCAAATAATCTTGTAGTTTTCCAAGGCGATGGCGAAGGTTTATTAAATCGTGCAGGTCGCACAATTAAGGCCGCAGCTGCACTTGAACGTAGCGCAATGAATTTTGCAAATGAGCCAATTCCACAAATGGTTTTGAAATCAAATGGCACATCGCTACCGGCAGACCGCGTTGCAAAGTTGTTATCTTCATGGCGTACAGCGCGTGCAAATAAATCAACAGCATTTTTGAACGCAGACGTGACCCTTGAAACCCTGGGTTATGACCCTAAGTCAATTCAGCTTAACGAGGCGCGTAATTATGTTGCGTTGGAATTAGCACGTGCGTGTGGTTTGCCTGCATATTTTGTTGATGCCCAGCAATCAACATTTACTTATAGCAATGCACTAGACAAGCGACGCGACCTTGTGGATTTTGCATTTAGAAATTACATGTCACAGATTGAACAACGTCTATCGTTTGCAGACTTTGTGCCAGCTGGACAGGAAGTAAAATTTGACCTTGATGATTTCTTGCGCGGCAATCCTTACGAGCGTGCGCAAGTGTATGAAATCCTTAATCGAATTGGCGCAATGTCAGTCGAAGAAATCCGCGAAGAAGAGGACATGTTGCTATGAAAAAAGTAATTACGCCGATGACGATTACGGCCACAGATTCAAATAGCCGGACAATTACCGGACGCATTGTTGCGTTTGAGGAAACTGGCAACGCATCAATCGGTAAAGTTCAGTTTGCAGCTAATTCAATCGAAGCGCAGCCAGTTTTGCTTAACCTTGAGCATGACCGCACACGCAGAATTGGCAAGACTTTAAGCATGGAGCAAACAGACACAGAAATTACAGCTACATTTAAAATCGCCCAAACAAGTGCGGGCAATGATGCGCTTGTCGAAGCTGCCGAAGGTTTGCGCGATGGATTTAGCGTCGAAGTTGCATTTGACGAATATGAAACGCTGAAAGACGGCACAGTGCGCATCCTCAAGGGTGAATTAACAGCCGTCGCATTGACAAGTGAGCCAGCAATCCGCAGCGCACGCGTTGAATCAGTAGCCGCCACAGAAGGCGAAGAAACCGAAGATTCTGCACCGACAACAGAGGATGCAGATACCCAACCAACAACAGAAGGAGACGAAGTGGATAACGCCGTCACAAACGCGGAAGCCGTAGAGTCGGTCGAAGCCGCACAGTCAATCACCGCCGCTGCAACAACAGTTGGCGGCTTTAAAACTAAGCCACGCATTGAAATCACAGCTGCAAAGTATCTTGAAAACAAGGTACAGGCTGCACTTGGTTCAGAGGATGCACGTCAGTACGTCCTAGCCGCAGATAATACTTCGGACAATAGTGGTCTAGTACCCACAAGACAGCTTGCTGAAGTCATCAACGGACTATCAACAACAATCCGTCCATCTATCGATGCAATCAGCCGTGGCACATTGCCAGACGCTGGTATGACATTTGAAATCCCTAAGATTACACAAGCTCCAACAGTTGCAGTCGTCGCAGAGGACGCAGCGTTTAACGAGACAGACCAAAACAGCGCGTTTGTTTCAGTTGACGTCAAGAAATTTGCGGGTCAGCAGAAATTTAGTGTGGAATTGTTCACAAGGACTAGCCCCGTCTTTTATGATGAATTGCTTAGAAATATGGTTGCGGCAATGGCTAAGGCGCAAAACGCTTACGTCAATGGAATCCTCATTGCAGGTGCAACACTTGATGGCACAACAACAACAACTTACCCAACAGCGGCAGAATTGCTTGGCGTAGTTGCACGCGGTTCAGCAAGCGTTTATGGCGCAACAGCTGGTCTTGCAAATCCATTTGCACGCAACATGGTTGTATCAACCGGACAGTGGTCAAACATCATGGGTCTTAACGATGGTGGCCGTCCAATTTACAACGCATCACAGCCTTCAAACGCTGCGGGTCTTGTAACACCTACATCACTACTTGGCAACGTCGCAGGACTTAATCTTTACGTTGACCCAACAAACGCAGGCGATGGCGATGGCACAATCCTCATCGTTAACCCAGATGCTTATACATGGTACGAGTCAACCCAGTATCAGCTACGCGCTGAATCAACTGCGGATGGTTCAATCACAGTGGGCGTCTATTCATTTGGCGCAGCGGCAACCAAAATTGCTGCGGGTGCGTTCAAGAATAACAAGGCGTAAGCCCAAACTAATCATCGGCCAGTGCGCTCCCGTGCTGGCCGAGCCGAACGAAAGGATTACTCATGCCCAACATTGTGACTGCCGCCCAGCTGCGTCAGGTGTTGGGCGTGAGTACATCCTTGTACAGTGACGCTTATCTAAACGAAATTATTAACACGGCAGAAGCCGTAATTTTGCCAATGCTGGTCGCTAATACGTCGGCGGTCAATGCTTACAAGCTTGACAACAATGAAGCGTTTTATTACACCGAGCGCGAACACCATTTTGTAGCTGGGCAATCAATCATCGTGGCTGGACTGCCAGCACCTTTTAGCGCGACAGTAACAGTTGAGCGCGCCGGAGCATTTTATTTCACCGCTGCAATCACAAACGCAGACGTGACATTGCGCGAGATAATCCCAAGCGGCACAGCTACCCTTTCAGGATATTCAGCCGTCAATATTTACACAGGCAACGACGCAATTGAATCTGCAATTTTGGCCGTATCAGTTGAGGTATTTCAATCACGCGTGGCAGCTGGTGGACAGATTGAAGGCGTAGATTTTTCAGCAACCCCGTATCGCATGGGTCGCAGCTTGACCAACCGAGTGTCAACCTTGCTTATGCCGTACCTTGACGTTGAGACAGTGTGCCAGTAAATGCCAGCATCAACTATTTTAAGCGACGTACGGACACCGCTGGCCACTGCCTTAGCGTCGGTCGCGGGCAACGTGTACAGCTACGTACCCGAAACCATCATCCCGCCTGCGGTCGTGGTTGTACCGGATACGCCGTATTTAGAGCTTGAGACAATTAATAAATCGACGTTGCACGTCAAGATTAATTTTACAATTTCAGTCGCGGTTGCTTATAACAGCAATCCGGCATCGCTTGACAACATCGAGCAACTAATCATGAGTGTGCTGGCAGTGATACCCGTTGGGTACGTTGTCAGCGTGGTCGAAAGGCCAACAGTTACGCAAGTTGGAGCATCGACGCTGCTAATCGCCGACGTTCGAGTTTCTACCTACTACACACAAACAACATAAGGAGACATCATGGCAACAGTAGTAATAACAGGCCGCGATATTTCTTTGTCCTTTACTGGTGGAACGGACATCGAAGCGCAGGCCACAAATGCAGTCCTTACAAAGGTTTTAGACCGACAGACTTATCAAACACTGGACGGCGAAGCCTACAAAACAACAAACGTAACAGCTAGTTTCCAGCTTGACATGCTTGCAGACTGGGGTAAGGCCAATTCAGTGTGCGAAGCAATTTGGACGGCAGCTGATACAGCACCGGATACCGACATCACAGTGACCATGACAGCTGCAACCGGAGCGCAATTTGTGTTTCCAATTAAGCCGTCTTATCCAACAGTGGGCGGGTCAGGCATGGACGCGCAGACAGTGTCCTACACTTTCCTAGTCACACAAGGTTCAGTCACCGAAACATTTAGTTAAAAACAAACGACGGGAGCAAAGAAATGCAACAGCAAATAACAATTAAATATAACGATGGTACAGAGTCCACCTACATGGTACGTCCACCGGATTATGCCCGCTGGGAGATGACCACCAAAAAGGTCATTTCCCAGTTTGGCGGCATGTGGGATATTTTGTTTGTGGCGCATTTAGCCATGAAGCGTGACGCAGGCAGTAAGCCAACCAAGCCATTTGATGCTTGGATGGAATCAGTCAGTGACGTCGAAGTGGGTGAAGGCGACCCAAAAGCCATCAGCGCGGAAGTGTCAGCCGACTAATTGTCGAACTGGCAATTGCCACGCAAATCCCAATGGTTTATTGGCAGACAGCCGAGGACATATTGACCGCAGTTGAGATTTTGGAAGCGAGGACAAAGTGAGCGAACAAATAGCACTTGACCAAGCTGAATTGCGTGCCGTGTTTAAGGCATTGAAAAATCTTGACGAAGCTGCGCAAGATGAAGCCAAACGCCAATCCGGTAATTTGGCCGACTATGCCCGCACACAGGTCATTGAGACTGCCAACGGGCTACAAAGTCGAGCCGTAGCGGGTCGCATTGCCAGTGGCGCACGGGTGAAGAAGTCAAGCAAAATCGGCGAAATCACCTATGGGTTTGCGTCACAAAGATTCAGCGGCGGGGCGACCACGCGCGACATTTGGGGCGGTTCAGAATTTGGCTCGAACAAATATAAGCAATTTCCAGTTTGGTCGGGCCGCCAAGGTCGCGGCTCACGTGGATGGTTTATTTACCCAACGCTGCGCAAAATTCAGCCCGAAATCGTCGAGCGTTGGAGTGCGGCATTTAGCAAGATTTTGAAGGAGTGGGGCTAATGGCAACAGGTACACGCGCGTTAACGCTTAAACTATTAGCCGACGTCGATAACTTCACCAAAAACCTTAAATCAGCTGATACCGAGGTCAAATCGTTTGGCGATAAAGTTGGCGATTTTGGCAAAAAGGCAGGATTGGCATTTGCGGCAGCTGGGGCAGCTGCGGTCGCCTACGCGGGCAAATTAGCCGTTGACGGGGTCAAATCAGCCATTGCGGATGCAGCTGCGCAGGAAAAGTTAGCCTTAACCCTAAAAAACGTTACAGGGGCTACAGATGCCCAAATTGCGGCCACCGAGGATTACATCACCAAAACATCGCTGGCATTTGGCGTGACCGATGATGAGCTGCGGCCAAGCCTTGAGCGTTTAGCCCGTGCGACCGGAGACGTCGAAAAGGCGCAGAAGCTCCAAACAGTTGCCATTGACGTGGCGGCAGGTAGCGGAAAATCACTTGAGGCCGTTACCAATGCCATGGCTAAAGCCGCCGAAGGCAATACATCCGCACTTGGCAAATTAGGACTTGGCCTATCAGCTGCCCAGCTCAAAACCATGAGCATGGAAGAAGTGACCGCCAAATTAGCCAGCACATTTGAAAATCAAGCATCGGCACAAGCTGATACCTTTCAAGGAAAAATAACCCGTTTACAAATTGCCTTTGATGAAGGCAAAGAAACAGTCGGGGCATTTATTCTTGATGCAATCACGCCCATGGTTGAAATTATTGTCAATAAAGTTGTGCCTGCAATTCAAGATTTTACAAGCAATCTTGACGAAAAACTTAAGCCTGTAATGCGGATTATTCAACCAATTATTGATGGTGTTAAATCTGCGTTTAACAGCGTGCGCAATTCATTGGCTGAAAATAATGACGAATTAAAACCGTTTTATAATTTCTTGCAAAACATTGCCGAATTTGCCCGTGACACCCTTGCGCCTATTTTGGGCAAAACGTTAGGTGCAGCATTTAGATTATTAGGCTCATTTATCAGTGAAGCTATTGACAATTTTGCCAAGTTTGTCAGTTTGCTTACAAGTATTTATAACCGCATTAAAAGCATTGTTGATGCTATCAAAGGCGTAGCGGGTTCAATTGGCGGGTTTTTCAGTGGGGCATCATATTCATCGCCGACTATTACAAATGCTGCGTACACAATACCTTCAGTCAGTTCAATCCCTACAATATCGCCGGACATTATGGAATCGGATGAACGTTTGCGACGTTTTGCAGCTGGCCGCACAACAAGCATTACAGTCAATGGGGCAATCGACCCCGAATCGACCGCGCGCCAAATTGTCGGTTTGTTAAACGACTCATCCGCACGCGGCACGCTTGGCGGGTCGGGGCTAGTGTTTGCATGACCGCCTACACACCGACGTATAAAGTCCTCATCAACAGCGTCGAATTAACGGACGTTACAGTTGCAAACGTAACTATTCAGTCCGGTCGCACGGACATATATCAACAGCCGGTAGCGGGTTATTGCCAGCTGGAATTGTTAAATTTTAACAACGACATTTATAACTTTACAGTCGGCACGGGAATCACCATTGAAGTCACAGATTCAACGGCTGCATTTGTGCCGATATTTGGCGGCTACATTTCAGACTTTACGCTTGCAGTCAATCAGACTGGCAGTTTGGGTTATACGACAGCTGCGCAAATTACGGCATTGGGCGCATTATCCAAGTTGCCTAAAATTGTCGATGCTGGCATTTTGTCAGAAGATGAAGATGGCGACCAAATTTATACTTTGTTGTCACAATACCTTTTAGGTCAGTGGAACGAAGTGCCAGCGGCTACAACATGGGCAACATATAACCCAACGGAAACATGGGCAAATGCGCTCAATCTTGGCCTTGGCGAAATTGACCGCCCAGGTGATTTTTTGATGATTTCACGCGGTTCACAAGAAACAGACATTTACAGCTTGTGCGCTCAAATTGCTAATTCAGCATTAGGCGTTTTATATGAAGATGCTAATGGCAACATTGGTTATGCAGATTCAACCCATCGACAGGATTACCTAGCGGCCAATGGCTACACGACGCTAGATGCCAACCATGCAAATGGCCGTGGATTGGCAGTAACCACCCGCGCCGGAGACATCCGGAATAAATACATCATCAACTATGGCAACAATGGCAATAGCTCTTACACGGCTCAAGATGCCCAGAGTCAATCCGACTATGGCGTTTATGGGGAAGCATTTTTATCTAATATCAAAGACACAGTCGATGCCGAGGAATTTGCCGACCGCATTATTGCCTTACGTGCCGACCCTTTTCCTAAATTTCAGAGCATCACTTTTGAGCTGGGCAACCCCGAAATTGACGACGCCGACCGCGATGCTTTAATCAACATATTTATGGGTTTGCCTGTTTGGATTCAAAATCTGCCGTTAAACATAAGCGGCGGGTCATTTGAAGGTTATGTTGAGGGCTGGACGTTCAGAGCCAGCCTCAATAATTTGACCATTACGTTTAACGCGTCTCCGGTCAATTTTAGTCAGGTTGCCGTAAAATGGCAGTCAGTAAATCCAGCGGAAACGTGGGCGACCCTTAGCCCAACGATGACATGGTTACAAGCGATTGGAGTAATAGCGTAATGGCAACAACAACACCCAATTTTGGTTGGCCAGTTCCGACATCCACGGATTTGGTCAAAGATGGTGCAACCGCCATTGAAGGATTAGGCGACGCCATCGATGCATCATTGTTAGACCTCAAAGGTGGCACATCCGGTCAAGTATTGGCAAAAAATAGCAATACAGACATGGATTTTATTTGGGTTGCGCAAGATGATTCAAACGCAATTCAAAATGCCATAGTTGATGCAAAAGGTGATTTAATTACTGCCACAGCGGCAGACACACCCGCACGGCTAGCCGTTGGAACAAATGGATATGTTTTAACAGCTGATTCAACTCAATCAACTGGTATTAAATGGGCTGCACCCGCAGGCGGTGGCAAAGTTTTGCAAGTTGTACAAGCAACAACAACAACAAGCACGACAATATCAACTTCAACTTTAACTGATACAACAATTACGGCAACAATTACACCATCCGCCAGCACTAGCAAAGTCCTAGTTTTAGTTATGTCTAATCCAGATTATTACCGCACAGGTGGGGCAAACGCCACAATGGATGCAGTAGTCAAGCGTGATACCACAACTATTCTTGATTTTAATACTGGCGATAAATCAGCGACTTATATTGAAGTTACAGGCGCAAGTAACGTTTATGCGCAAAGTTTCTTTAATATTAGTTATCTTGATAGTCCTGCAACAACTTCAGCAATAACTTATAAAGTTCAGGCTGCAGCATTAACTGGAACTACAATTTGGCAATCACAAAGCAAGACTTCAGCAATTATTCTTATGGAAATTGGTGCATAATGACATCACAAGAAATAACAGCCGCAATTTTATATTTAGTGCCTAATGCAGAATTTAGTTTTACCGAAACGGATTTGACGACTTTGGAGTGGCACACACAGGATGCACCAAAGCCAACGATTAAGGCAATTACAGATGCAATCCCATTGGCTAAAGCAAAAATTGAAGAAGAAAAAGCAACTGCCGCAGCTCAAAAATCTGCCGTGTTGGAAAAACTAGGAATCACAGCTGAAGAATTAAGAGCGGCCTTGGGATGACTTACCCACAAGGCACGGCAGCCCTAGCAATTAGCATTGCAAATACAGAAGTTGGCACAATCGAGGAAGGCGACAACCTCACTAAGTACGGCAAATTTATGAAGGCCGACGGGTTGCCTTGGTGCGGCTCATTTTGTAATTGGGTGTTGGCACAAGCGGGGGTGAAAGTTCACAGCGTTGTCGGTACAGCTGCGGGAGCGCACAAATTTAAGGAAACCTCACGATGGCATGAAACGCCAATTGCAGGCGATTTGGCATTTATGGATTTTCCTCATGACGGCATTGACCGCATTAGTCACGTTGGCATTGTCGTAGCCGTATCGGGAAACATCGTCACATGCATCGAGGGCAATACATCGGGAACTGGCGACCAACGTAATGGTGGCATGGTCATGGTTAAGCAACGCACAATCGGCAAAGAGGTTGTCGGATTTGGTCGGCCTAAATATGTGCCTTACAAGGGTGCAATGCCAGTCGTGGAAATTCCACAATCGAAAGCAAAGAAGGTTAAAAAATGAATCAAGCAAAGGCGATGGCTGCGTCATGGGCGCGCTCATTTATGGCAGCTGGCATTGCGGTTTATATGGCTGGTGTCACAGACCCTAAGGCAATTGCAAGTGCAGGTTTGGCAGCGGTTTTGCCAGTTATTTTGCGTTGGCTTAATCCCAACGATGCAAGTTTTGGTGTCAAGGGGAAGTGACCCAAAAGCTCATCCGGTTAGCCCTATTTTCTATCCTGTTTCTAGGGCTAACTGGTTGTGGCCAATACGACGGATGGGTGCGCTACCCGTGCCAAGAGCATGAAAATTGGAATAAACCGGAGTGCAACGCGCCGGAGTGTGTAAGCACTGGCACATGCACAAAAGACATTTATGGAGACACCCTTGACACAGAAGCCAAGCCGTAGATATACAAATGAGCAGCTAAAAGCCCGACTTATTGTGTTTATTGGCATCACCCTTGCGTTGGTGTTTATGATGAGCATTTTTGGCATGTTATATGCGCTTATATTTGTTACCCAGCCGCTAGGCGCACAAGCTCCGAACGACAAGGCGTTTATTGATTTGCTGACGACTTTGACAGTTTTCTTGACCGGAGCATTGGGGTCGGTTTTGGCATCGAACGGGCTAAAAGATAAACCGACACAAAATCCACCCGACACGCCCAAAAACACGCAGGATTCTTGACGTTGTCGCACCCATGGGTCACAGTTGTGGCAGGGAGCGAAGCTAAGTAGCTCCTCGAAACGGGAGCAACATGTACACAATAGGCGAAGTAGCCATGTGGCTATTGATAGGCGTTGGAATCGGCTTTGTAGGCGGTTACACAGCGGGTTTAAAAGAAGGTAAGCGCGAAGGATTTATCCGAGGCAAAATCGCGGCACGTAGAAGCTTGGAGTCACGCTAATGGGATTCCTAGACAACTACGAAACAGTTAATCAAAAGGTCAAAAGACTGCACGCCACCTATCCAACAAACCGCATTGAAACGTCCATCATCGACTGGAATCCGGAAAAAGGGTTTATCCTCATCGAGTGCCGCATTTATCGCCATTATGAGGACGACAAGCCAGCTGCCATCGATTACGCACATGGCATGGTTGGGGCATATAACGTCCAAATGAAACGATGGTACGTCGAGGACACAGTAAGCAGCGCAATAGGCAGGTGCGCAAGCGTAGTCCTAGGCACAGACGAAAAGCCAAGCCGTGAGGACATGACTCAAGTCGAGACAATGCCAAAAGCCTTCATCGAGGACGACCCTTGGGCTAAGCCAATTTGGGAAGAAGGATTTACAACGGCCAAAAGTGCCGTGACACAGGTAGCCGAGCAGCTGGGCGGTGAGCTTGTAGCCGAATCACCTATTTGTAAGCATGGGCACATGTTGTTAAAGGAAGGCGAAAAAAACGGCAAACCTTATCGAGGACATGTCTGCGCTGAAAAGGTAAAGGCCAACCAATGTCCGGCTATTTGGTACGTCCTCACAAGCGAAGGCAAATGGAAGGAGCGCATCTAATGGGTGAGCTATTTATTCAAAAGCCAAATGGGGAAACTACTACTTTTCTTATTGATGGCACAGTCATAAAAGAAATGCAGGGTTTAGATATTGACTGGTGCGATAAATGTGAAAAATGGAAGCGGTTAGCTGGTGGCCATTATTTGCAATCGGATGGTTTAGCCATGATTTGGTTATGTGAGGCGTGCAAATGATACGCGTGGATTTAGATAACGATGCGCAAGTTGCCATTACTGCCAAGGGCTTGGAAAGAGCATTGGAATATCGAGGACAATGGGAAGGCAAATGGGTTAAACGCAATTATCAGACAGACCGCGAAAACCTTAACTTTCCAGCATTTGTCGCACAACAAAGTGAAGCCTTAGGCGCAGAAATGGCCGTTGCAAAGTATTTTGGAAAACCAGTTAACCTTGACGGTTACAAAGAAAAAGCCGACGTGGGCAGCAACATCGAAGTTAAATGGACAAAGTGGCAGGATGGTTGCTTAATTCTGCGTGACCATGACAGAGCCGAGGACATTGCCGTATTGGTGACAGGTTCAATGCCAAGGTATTACGTCTGCGGATGGATACCGATAAACGTAGCTAGAAGGCCATCACATAAACGCAGCGATGGAGCTTGGTGGATAGGCCAACAGGATTTGCATCCTATGGCCAACCTTCAAAGGAGCATCTATGCAAATCGAATTTAACTGCCGTGTGGAAAAGAAAGTCACTAAGCAAACAATTTGCCAGGTGACGGACAAGCTGCCGGAATATGTGCATGTTATTCAATGCAATAGTTGTGGAGTTATGGGCATTGCAGTCCTAGACAAGGAGACGGCTTACAGTGGCAATTTATGAGTATCGATGCGATGCGTGCGGGCAGGTCAAAAACGTAGCAGCTGCAATGGGTGAGATTTACGTCGTACCAAATTGCGATAACTGCACGATTATCATGTCAAGGGTTTGGCAATCTAACCCAGTTCATTTCAAGGGCGACGGATGGGGTCATCAATGACGCCTGTGCATAACCTGTGGACAACACGCCGAAAGCCCGCATTAAATCCTGTGGATAACGTCAATCACTTGACAGCCTTGCTACCATCCAGCTCCGCAAGCGAGCGCGTGTGCGCTGATAGCTCGCAGCGGAGACTGGTGGTTTGGGGAGTCTATTGCTTATTGCTAAGCTCGTTTGTTTTACAGATGCAACCCGCACAAGCAATGACCAAAAGCATCGACCATTACAAGCTATATGCACACTCAAGGATTATTAACTATGAGCAATATCAGTGCCTTAGCAGAATCATTTACAAAGAGTCTAGGTGGAATCCTTTAAGCAAAAACGGGAGTCACTACGGACTAGGCCAAATGCGAAGTGAGCATTACCGGACGTTAGACCCTTATCGTCAAATTGATGCAACTATTAAATACATAACAAATCGTTATGGTTCAATGTGTAATGCTTGGCGATTTCATGAAAGGGTAGGGCATTACTAATGAGTGCATTAAAGGAGACAGGTAGCACGACAAGGTGGCGCAAGATTAGACAGCGCATAATCAATCGTGACCGAGGCATATGCCAGCAATGCGGTAATGAAGGCGACAGCGTTGACCATATAGTGCCAAGGAGTCAAGGTGGCACGGATGATGACTGGAATCTTCAATTGTTATGTCGTCAATGCAATTCAAGCAAAGGGGGTAGGTTTTTTAGTACGCCTAGGACACCCCCGACCCTTCCTGTTTTAGTTACCCCCCAAAACGACTCAAAAAGCCATGATTAGCCACGCAGAAGCCTCAAAAGGACTGGAAGAGCCTCAAGACGGCTCAAACGGGCTGCAATCGGTTTTGGGTAGGGAGACAGAAGGCCTTTATGGTCACGCAACCCCTAGAATCCACACGCCATTAAACGATTTGCCGTCAAAAGGGCTTGAACTCATCGATTTGGCCTCAACTATCGGCATCGAGCTTATGCCTTGGCAAAAATTCTTTATTGAACACAGCCACAAAGTTTTGCCCAATGGCCGCTGGGCTAGTCCGGTCAATACCTGTGTGGTAGCCCGCCAAAATGGTAAGTCGTTTTTGATGCAGCTTAGAATTTTGGGCGGTCTTTTCCTATGGGAAGAATCCTTGCAAATCGGGTCAGCTCATCGATTATCAACATCGCTTGAGCAGTTTAGGCAGCTGGTACAAGTCATCGAGTCAAACGATTATTTGGCCAAGCAAGTCAAACGAATCCGATGGAGTCACGGCAGCGAAGAAATCGAGACGATGCACAACACCCGATTCATTATCAAGGCGGGTGGGTCGGCAGCGCGTGGCGTAAGCAAGCCGGAAACCATCCACCTAGACGAATTGCGCGAGATGACCGACCTTGAATCGTTTGCAAGCTTGCGTTACACCTTGATGGCCGCCAAGAATCCGATGATTTTGAGCTATACCAATGCCGGAGATGCCGCAAGTATCGTGCTTAACCAATTCAGACAGCGGGCGATGCAATCTATCGGCGGGGCGGTTGACGACATTGGTTATTTTGAGTGGTCTGCGCCTACAGATGAAGTGAGCATGGAAAATGCGGCTTATAGCAATCCGGCACTTGGCATCACTATTCACCCCGACAATATCCGCGCGGTTTTCAATGACCCGCCGGACGTGGTACAAACCGAAGTCCTTTGCAGATGGGTACAATCGATTCAAAGCTGCGTGGATTCAAGCAAATGGGCAGCATGTTCAGATGAAGCCTTTGATTTGGATGAGGAAAAACTTACGTGGCTTGGCATCGACCTAAGTCCGGACAGAAAATTTGCCGCGCTGGTCGGAGCGCAGAAGCTAGGCAGCGAGACTTTTGGCGTCAAGCTATTGCACACATGGGAAAACCCTTTACAGCTAGACGACAAGGCTATTG